GCCGATCGGATAACAGTCTGAGGACGAGCAGCACGCGAGCGGATAGAAGTCATGCGCCCGCGCCGGCGAGCACGCCGGGACGAGCCAGAGCCCGCAGACAGTCATCAGCACGCCGATAATCGTCAGCGCGCGCGCAAGTGCGTGCGACATGGAAATGCCTCGATGCGGTTCAGGTGGTCGCGGCGTGCGCGCGGATCACGCTAGACGATCGCAGTCTCGATGGCGTCGAGCCGCGCATTGCGAACGGCGGCGGAAAACTGACAGAGCATGATGGTGATCGCCTGTGATCATTGTCGGCGTCAGAGCCCAAGCGCTGTTTTGTGCGCGTCCCAGAAGGCCTGCGTCATCTGGTAGCCGTCGGTCTGATCGGCGTGCGTCGGAAAATCACCCAGCCCGCTCATCGGCGTGTTCGGGAGCATGGCGCGCTGCACGTATTCTTTCGCAGCGTCCCATTGCCCGCCGGTCTGCCAGAAACCGATGGCCTTCGCGACGAGCAGCGGCCACGCTAAAAATACCAGATTTCTATATGGCGTCTGCGCGCTGGCGTTGAAGTAGCGATACCGCTCATCGCCAACGAGCGTCGGGCTCGCAATCACCCAATCAGCATCTCCGACGCTGATCGCGTGCGGTGCCGCGAAATATATCTCGTCTCCGGCCTGGAGAGGCGGCGTCAGTTGCGACGCGACGGTGAAGTCGCCGTTGTCGGTTCCGAGCGTGTTGACGAACGTGGAGCCGTTATTCCCCGTCACGATGGTCTCCTGCGCGTCGCTGACGCGGATCATGCGCAGGGTCGTAAAATCCTGCTGGCTGTTGTCCTGCGCATATGTCGCGTGCGTGACGACATAGGCTCCGGCGCTGCCCGTGACGCTGACGACGGAGCGGATGCGCGACATGAAGATTTTCGTCGGATCGCGATGCGGCGCGAGCTGCGCGATCAGAGATGGCGTGAATTTGAAAGGCTGACCGAACAGGCACGCCGAATAAGTGTCGGGCAGGTCGATCAGCTCGGACGTCTTTCCCGACGCCCACAGATAGAGCATGATCGACAGGCTCTCCCACTGTGGATGCCCCGCGAGTCCGAGGCCGGACTGCCATTGGCCGATGGCCTTGCAGCCCTCATAAATCTGTCGTCCGATGCTGATCTGGCGCACGAGCAGCGCGCGCTTTTCGGCCGCCGTCGCGACGTTGCCGACGACGTGCAGCCCAGCTATGGCCATGGTTTTACCGAGCGACCGGCCGTAGTTGATCCAATATGTATTGCCGTCGACAAACGGCGCCGTCTGCTGCGGCACGAACGCCTCGTAACCCTCGCCGCTTGTCTCCTGCGTCGACAGCAGCCCGGCCCCAAAATTTTTGTCCATCCTCGCGATTACAGATGCCGGCGTCGGATAGGTGCCCGGCGTGAGCGCAAGCGACGGCAGCGCCGCCAGTGCGGCGTCGATATCGATGTCGATTGTCGCCGCTGTTTTCCCCACCCAATATCCAGCCGGAGGCGCGAACATTCGGGATTGCGCGGTCGCGGGGATGCTCGACACGAAATGGACTGAATGCCACCCACTCGCCACGCCGGCCCGGATATTTGCGGTAGATTGCCCCGGCGCAATCAGCGCGTCGGCCGCGTCCTGCAAAATCACGGCATCATTCGGCGTCGGCGACCACGGAAGGGCAATGCGTTTCGCAGATGAGTAGTTCGACGGCGTGCGCGCGTCATAGCCCTGCTTTTTGGTGTTCCCGAAAAAATGGTCGACATTCGGTGAGAACCCGTTGACGCTCTGCGGCGCGCCCGCCGGATCGAGTTTGGTCGTCTGCGCCGGCGCGTAGCTGCTCACCATCGCGCCATTCGCGACGACGATGTGATGACCGTCGGCCGTTTGGCGCGACAAAACGGGCCTGTTGAACGTCAGGCTGAACGGCCCGTTTGTGAGCGTGGTTGCCAGCGCGACATTGCCGCCGGACCCAACCGCAAGTTTGATGCCTGTGATCGCCATCAGGTCTTCCTCAATACCACCGCCGCAATGGCGCCGTCAGTAAATGCGAGCGCAATGTCGCTGATGCAGATTGTCTCCGGCGATCCGCCTGCGGCGACGCCAGAGAGGGCGCGCCAGCGATGCGCGCCAAGCGCTCCAGCCGTTACGGCGTCGCTTGTGACAGCGTCCCCACCATTGTCCGCGGGGATCGTGCCAGACCCATTTTCAACACCGACGATCAGGACGTCGCCGGCCTGCGTCGCCGCCGTCAGCGTCGACGTTTTCGCCGCATTCGATGACGAGTCGGTCGGCGCGGCGATGGTCTGCGACGGCCCCGACAATGCATAGAGCGCCGCCGACGTGTTGATGGCGTTCGTGCGCCCGATGGACCACGCGCCTGTGCGCGACGATGCGAGCGTCGCACGGTAGATGCTCACCTGCTGACGCAGAGTTCCGGCGTTGTTGACAGCGACGATCGGGGTCGTGATGACAGCCTCACCCGGCGGCGTGATGCTGTTGATCGAGCCCGAGGCGTTCGACCGCTGCATGACGACGAGGATATATTCTCCAGCCGGACACGTTCCGAAATTCGGCGTAGAGGTGTTTTCGGCTGCGGCAATGAACGTCCTCGTGATAGGCAGGGACGTGTTCACATCGACCGATGAGTCTCGCAGGATGTTCGACCACGCCCCGGACGGCTCGACGCGCGCGACGATTGAAAAGACGCCGCCTGTGACATTGATGCCGGACACAAACGAGATAGCCGTCGAGACAGCGCCGAGGGGGGCGTCAAAATATCCATGATCGAGCGCGCCTGTTCCCGCCGCTATGGCCACAGCGTCAGGAGTCGTCGCAGGCGCGGTCAACGCCCAATAGTGTCGCGCCGCGACGCTCGCCGCATAAGTGCCCTCGCCTGTGACGTGATCTAAGCTCAACGTGCCCGTCAATGCAGGCGCGGTAGCGCCGCCGCCGCCGCCGGTGCTGCGGCGCATCGGAAGCGGTAGTCCGCGCCCCTCAATGCCGCGAAGCGTCAGACGCTGTCCCATCACGCAGCTCCAACAGAGAGTCCAACAGAGAATCTCTCGAGTGTTCTCGCGTATGCGTCGAACGTCCCGATCTCGTAGAAGGGACCCCATCTCTCCTCCATACTCATCGTGAGACACGGAATGTCCCCGACAGGGGCAGGATCCCCAGGAGAGAGAAATGCGATCTCCACTCTTGTGGAGGAGTTCTTTGACACTGTCAGCTTCGTCTTGTTCGCACCGATCTGGACCCACAGTCCGGGGAGACCGTTCACACCTGCTGGAAGAGTTATGCTGGAGAGAAGGTTAGCCATGATCTCTTCCTTGCTCACATGCCTGTGGTGATGAAGACCTGCTTGGTGCGAGCAGCGTAGAACTCAGCGACTGATCCAGCCGCCATGGCTGTCCCAGCAAGTCTGAGTCTCGCGTTGCTCATACCATGCTTGAAGAACTGGGACGAGCTGTCCGAGGTCAGAGGAGAGCCGGTGTCGATAGCACCGACAAAGTCTCCTGCCAGAGGAGAGATCAGAATCGGGACTGTCGGCGGCTTGATGATCTTCTTCTTGTACCTGAAGTCCAGATAGGCAACATCCAGGGCTGGGCTCACAGCAAGACCGATCATCGTATCCTGTGGAATGGTCACAAGCTCACTGTACATGTCGAGAATGTCGTTCTCGACAGAGGGGTCAACCAGAACTGGATCAGACCAGTCTGTGCCCTGCTCTGCCTGGCAGTGGTAGAATGTGGCAGCCCAGGCACCTCCAGTCGCTCCTGACTTGATCGAGAAGTAGCCGCGAGCATTTGCAGCCAGCCCAGAGACGTCGTACTCCACAGGTGGAAGAACCAGTCTGTGAGTCTCAAGACCATTCAGGTAGGACGGAGGAGCAAGAGCTTTGGATGTAGACCCAACACTTGTGACACCATCAGATGTGATGATCAGCTGACACACAAGATCTGTCGGACGAACACCGCTCATCTCGATCATCACTGCAATAGGGACATTGCAGAGGGCAGACACTGCGTCCTTTCCGTAGACAGTCTGCCTAAGATTTGCGTAGGGAGCTCCGGCGCTGGCGAGACTCATGCCTGTGGACGTCCGCAGAGGGAGCAGCTTCCTGATCGGAAGGGTTGGAGTGACGAAGTTGACTGCCACAGAGACAGCGACCCCCCACTCGAAGCGATCCGTCAGAAGACCAGACGTGATCGTACGACTGTCGAAGTTTCTCGCTCTGAAGCTCTGATTGTGCAGAAGATTCGGTCTTCTTGGCTTCGGTGTGGGATCGATTGATATCCCTCTCGAGCAGACAAAGATGGTCTGCCTGGCAGCAGGATCAGCGTTGACAGAGAGCTCCTCCTGCGCGCAGAGAGACACGACAATCCCTCCGAACGGATCTCTCGTATAGTACATGGAGCCAGTGGCACGATGTGGCGAGGTGCCAGCGTCGATGAACTTCTTCGATGGCCACACTCCTCCTGACGCAAGAATCTCCTTCTCAGGAGCCATCGCCAGAACGAATCTGTTCTCTCCTCCGACAGGAGTGCCATAGCCAGGACCACCAAATGCCCCGCCTCTCATCTGCGAGAGAACGTATAGCATCCCATCGTCGGCTATCAGCGTAGGCGGCTGAGACCCGAGAGGCAGACCTGAGTCAACAATCGGGGTCCACGTGACAAGATCAACTGACGTCGTAGCCAGAGCATTCCCAGGAAGAAGATCTGTCGCATTACCGTTTCTGGCGATTCCGACATATCCACCAGCGACTTGCTCCACGTACCACTCTACTCCTGACTCTCCCATTGGAACATTGACACAGACGAGCTGAGACCATGTCGATCCGTTGTCCAGAGTGGTGAGAGAGACGAGAGATGCACCCTCATCAGTTCCACCAGCGCCGAACACGACGAACTGACCAGGTGTGCCAGCAGGTGTCCGAAGCATGGATCCGAGAGGAACGAACGTAGCAGTCACGTACCCAGTGATGTTGACATAGCTCCATGGAGCTCCGCCAGTGTCACTGTAGATGAAGTACCAGGTGTAGTTGTCGCTGACATCTCTGGCAAGAATGACGAACCCTATACGCCCGGAGTCCATCATTCCGCCAGCAGAGAACGCTGCATTGAACTCCAGCGTCTGAACAGTCATCACTGTCTCCTCCCATGCTATGGAGAGGAAGCAGTCATACGACCATGCGTAGTGGAGAGTCGCACCAGGAGAGTTTCCGTGATGCTGAGATCTTGTGAACAGCATCCCCCAGCGACGACGCACGGGATCCCAGAGAATCGGTCCGTTCCACAGATGAGTGTTGTCCTCTCTGATCGCAGCCCTAACTCTGGCGTCCAGAGGGTGAGCTGGGAGCCGGGGAGGACGCATGGTGGTCGAGGATGAGTCCCTGAACCCACCATTGCGATATCTGGCCTTTCTCGGATTCGTAGTGACTCTGTACACCATACCGAGAAGATCGATCTCTGCTCCGGAGAACATGAGCTCGAGACAGTCGAAGGCTGGCTGGTTGAACGTCTCGTCACCGTCAGTGTTCGATCCCTTGGCCCCGAACTCAAGAGGAGTCAGAGTTCCTCTCGGGGACGCGTAGACCTCCCACCACTGGCCGTCCAGGCTCTGCTTGGCACCGACATGGGTGACAGCACAGCGTCTCCAGAGAGCTCCGCCACCGTCGTTCACAGCGTAGTAGCCGAGTGTCTCGATGATCTGGACGCTGGCACCAACTGTCGTGGCAGCGATAGATGTGCTGGAGACAGAGAGTACCAGTCTCTTGGGACCTGAGACAGCACTCTCAAGAGCCGTGATGCGAGTGTCCGCATTCGCTCCCTCGAGCGTAGTGACTCGTCCAGAGAGACCAGAGTAGGACACGCTGGTAGCAGGATCGGCCACCGCAGCCTTCGTGACAGAGAGGATGAGCACATCCTCCACGCCGGCGTCCAGCACATCGACGTACACTCTTGCGTACACCGACAGAGCAGGAGCAATGATCGTGGATCCAGCCTGAGCTGCAAGACTGAAGCCAACTGTGGAGACAATCTGACCGTCCAGCGTGTCGTGGGACACCATCTCCCCGACCACTGTGGAACTGATCAGAGATCTGTCTGCGCGAGCAAACGAGATGCCCCAGCGAATGGCGACAGGAGGAGAGGTGGTGGAGTCGGCATGACGAGAGAAGCTGAAGCTAGCAGTGTACAGAACGCCAGCCTCAAGTGGGTTCCACCATCTCTCTATGATGAAGGATGGGCCTGTCATTCTGACAGCAGCACCGAGATTGCTGAACACCACATCGTTCACATCGATCTGAGGAGCAGAGGCACCAGCAGTGACACGATGATCAGTGAAGTTCGTCGTGGCCTCACCAGGACGAGGGAGAAGAATTGGCGGGAGATTTCCCTCCAGATCTCCAGCGATGCGAGCCAGTCTCTCGGCGTCGATCGCGGACAGACGAGCTGTCTGCTCAGCCTGCACCACCATGGTCATCAGAGCTATGGTGGCATCATCAGCGACTGCCACGTTCGCGGAGTCGCCGATCACGTATCTGGGGGACACGTATATTCCGTTCGAGACCACGACCTCGTAGGTGTCAGCCGGGTCGATCACGAACGTGACAAGAGCGTTCGAGTCAGCGGTCATCGGGTTCGGAAGTGGAGCTCCATTCGTGTCAGAGACCACTGCGAACGTGGTTGTCCCGCTCAGATAGACACTGACCAGAGCCCCAGGAATGGGAACTCCAGTCTGAAAGTTCACGGCTCTGTAGCTGAGAAGCATCAGACAATCCTTACAGTTCGCAGGACGCTGTATAGTGGAACGACACTGTCTCGCCAGCTGTGACAGACACGCTGTTCACGTATGCAGAGAAGCCAGAGTCTCCGATATTCAGCGGCAGAACTGCGAGATCAGTGCCGCTAGACGTGTTCCTACCGTTCGATCCTGCCGCGGTGGAGCCCGTGACCGGATTGATGATAGTGATGGTGGGCGCCGAGGACATTGGCTCTCCAAGATGGACGTAGCCGAACGACATCGTGGAGGTGGTGGAGTCAGGCGCTCTGCAGACTGACCCTGGCATACTGTTCGCACCAACAGCCACAGTCGTGGAGTAGCTCTTTCTGAAGAATCGTCTGCACAGCTGAAGCTCTACCACGAGTCTGCGCCTCTCGAAGACTGAGGCGACCGCAGATCGCTCCAGCTGAGGACGAAGAATGGTTCCGGTGGAGAACTCCACGCTAGCAGATGCCTGGCTGAGAGTCACCGTCAGCGGGCATGCAGCGTACGATCCTGCCGGAGATCCCTGCCAGATACGAGCTGTGGCCGTTCCTGCATTGGAGAGAGTGTAGGTTCCGCCCTCGACAGACGAGCCCTCAATCTGAGCAACCAGAGATCCGGCAGAGATAGTGATCGTGGTGTCAAGACCGCTCGCCGCGAACGTGTACGTGGCACCACCTGCTCCAGCCTTGAACCCATCGTGCCCGTACTCGCCAGCTGCAAGAACAACAGTTCCTGTCACACCACGCTGGTTGAAGTACAGAGTTGGGTTCCGCAGAAGGTTCCTGAAGGTTCCGTACGGAGGCACCTGAGCGATCGGGATCACACCCGTGCCGTCCAGAGAGGCAGCGCTGCCAGCTGTCCCGAGAGAGCTCTGGAGAACGACCTCGTCTCTGCGAGGAAGAGGAATTCCTCCAGCTGTCACTCCGTCCTGCAGAACGACTCGCCAGTTGGTAGTATCGATCACGAGCTCTCTGGCAGGACCGATGTACGCAGTGATCTGCGCTGATGTACCCCATCGTCTCTGAACGGCAGCTGTCATGTCTTCTCCACTAGGCAACCGTTCCAAGATCAACGATAGACTTGACCAGAGAGGTCACGTTGCCCCAGTCACTTCTCAGATCAGGAGAGTCCACCACTCTTCCGTAGTCCATACTCTGTCCGAGAGTCATCGCCTGGATGATCGGATCAGAGACGTCGTACCCAGAGATAGTGTAGAGATACTCAGTGCAGAGCGACAGATCCTGAACCGCAGCCCCGAAGATGTTGTAGCTCTGGAACTTGAGATGAACCTCTCTGCCGATCCACTCTCTGGGATAAGTCACCTTCGCCAGAGGACCGGTCAGAAGAACAAACGGGGATCCGGCGGGGATGGCTAGCGATGGTGCTCCGTCCATTCTTCTGTAGAGACCGCTGAGCACATACTGGTTCGCCCCAGTGAGCGTGGCAGTCTCGAAAGAGATGAACTCTCCTCCAATGTATGCAAGATTCACTCCCGCCTCAGCATTGCTGGGGGTGGTGGAGCCCAGCTGAGCAGCAGACTGTGCAACGTTGACAGTCACCGTCTGCGGGTCAGGGTTCACTCCAGAATACGCTGCAAGAGATGTTGTGGTGACACCCATCATGGATGCAGAGGAGAGCTGACCAATCTGGGCGTAGCTGTCTCCGTCGAACGACGACCAGATGTAGCAGCCACCCCAGTTCCCGATCCCCCCAACGGCAGGAGACACAGCAGCCCAGATCTCCAATCCTCCGCTCATGAGTGTGGACGGAGGCTCGATTATGACAGGTGTGCTGACAGAGCTCGGAGGAGCAAGGATGTTCGGATACCCATTGCTCTGCGGCTGCTGCGGATAGATGACCGGGGAGACAAGGTCCTCTGGGAAGTCCTCTGCAGTTACGTCGAGCTCTCCGTCCTCACTCTCCTCGATGGACACGATCCGCACAGTGTGCTGAACCAGCCCTATTCCTGGGTCCGTGATATTGACAAGATCCATAGGGTCAAGGAGACAGTGCTCCCAGGACAGTCTGAACTTGTACGTGTTTCGTATCTGCAGACTTCTCTGCAGCATGATCTGAGCGATGACCTGCCCTATGGACAGATCGCACACCTCATGAGCACTCGTGCTGGAACCCTCTATGGGACCAAACCGGTCCATGGCTGCCTGATCATGGACAGTCACAGGGCCAGAGATGTAGTCACGAACTCGAGAGACAATCTCCAGAGAGACGCGGTTCTCGGCTGTGTACTGGTTGCTGCGGTCGACTATCACAGGATCAGTGTCTGTCCCAGCGTCGACGAAGTCGTCGTCTCCGAGGTCAGCGACGACCGTGAGTCTTGGAACCCATGTTCTCCCGTTCCCTGTCACAGGAGACGTCCAGTACGGAATGAACCTGAGCTTCCCCTCAGACCACACAGCGGCAACACCAAGAAGCTTTAGCCACTTGTCCAGAATCGACGATGCAGTCTCCTGGTTAGTGAGCACAGGCGAGAGAGCTATGCCCATCGCCCACGCATACGTCTGCAGACTGGAGTCACCGGAGGTCCCGACGAGGGTCGTCAGATCGACCGACTCCTCAGGAAAGTACGTCCCATGGTGAGGGTCAGTGAGAAAGTCTTTGATGACCAGAGCAGGGTCGGCGTCCAGCAGATTGAACCCTGTGCCGGCCAGGAGACCGAGGACAACCATGTTGTGGGAGCCGAGAGAGGCAGACGCACCAAGACTGAAGTTCACTCCGTACACGTACGCAAGACCAGAGTATCCTAGAGCCTCAGCAGGTCTGCTCGAGACGACATAGGACCATGGAGCCTGACCCTGTGTCCCCAGAGCAACCGACAGATCCAGCCCTGAGACAGATACTGGCGTTGCAGAGGTCTGGTACACGGTAGGAATGCTGTTGATCGGACCCTCACACACACCCATGATGATGTCGGCGAAGTACACAGTCTCCTGCGCGGATCCGCCGCCAGCTCCGACCTTGCCTCCGCCTCCGCCTCCCTTCCCACCCTTCGCCTTCTTCTTCTGAGAGTGGAAGTTCGTGTACCAGATGCAGTTCGGAGAGACCAGGTTCTGTCCGTACACTATAGGAATTGGTAGAGACTGTGAGGTCGTCTGGATCTGCAGTCCTGAGTAGACTGTTGTGGTAGTCTTCTTGCTACCGCCAAACAGCCCACCCATTGCTCACTCCTGAGACCACATCGAGAAGTATATCGGATCTCTGTCAAGAAGCTCCGACCCTGGAAGAAGAATGTCCTCCATGACACGATCAGCAGTGACAAGTGCATGAACGACAGTCAGAGGGCTGACAGAGGTGACTACTCCGCCGTGAGCGTGAGCCCTTCCGAATCTGAATACCACGACATCGCCTGGGAGAGGAACGCTCACCTGGTACATATGATCCCTGACGAACCGCAGATATCTGGGATCATCCCTGTGCAGATGCCAGTCAGGAGGATACGGTCTTGGATCGAACGGTGTTACGAACCCAAGATCCACGAAGATTCTCACCAAGAGCATGCCACAGTCAACACCGACACCTTTGATGTCACCATTGCTGTGGTACGGTGTTCCGGACCAGCTTCTGGCCTCGGCCACTATGAGAGCTCTCTGCTGTTCCTGTATCACTTGCCACTCGTCTTCTGTGAGGACATCGGACCAGTCATGATCTGCGGTGGAGGAACATACGGGAAGCCAAGGAAGTTCGCAAGATTGGAGAATCTCGACTCGCACGTGGCCGAAGTATGATCACATCCCCAGCTAGCGCTGAACTGGTCACCGGGGAGAGGAGTGTGAGGAAGAGGAGTTCTAAGTCTCAGTGAGGTTCCGTCGGCGGACGCGATCGTAGATGTGAACCCTGCGTTCTGCCCAGACAGGAACCGAACTGTACCCTGAGCAAACTTCGTCAGGGCCCCAGGCCACATGACGATACTCTTTGTGGAGGAGCTCCCGACAAAGCCGGTGGTAGTGCAGGCTGCCCTGACAACCCCGCATGACTCGCTGTACAGAGTGTGCACACAGTTTGCCTGGTACAGGCGTCTCGGCATTCCTGTTGACAGAAGGGCGAGATCCGACTCAACACTGATAGTTCCAGACGTCCTCCCGACGCTGTCGACCGCCGACACTCTTCCGCTGAAGAGAAGCACAGATCCGACAGCCTCCAGAGGGTTAGGTCCTATGAAGCTCGTGAAGAACGCCCTCTCTCTCGTGATGCCGGCTCCGTCCAGAAGACCCTGAGCAACTGCCTGCATGAACGGAATGCCAGAGATCAGGTAGTCGTCGTCAGCTGAGACTGTTATCTGCTGCTTGTCGATCTCCAGACCGACAGTGGAGCGATATCTGAGTCCATCAAGCTGAACTCCGCTCGCAGAGTACACATCTCCCCGAAGAAGAACATCTCTGTCAAGGCTGGTCAGAAGAAGAGATGTGTCAGCTGACACTCCGGCAACAGCACCCTCGGATATGTCCACTCTGAAGCAGTCCGCCATGAGGAGTGGCTGTGCACCTGACACTCTGGCACCAGACAGAAGGGCAGTCACTGCTGGGCTGGTCGTCTTCAACGTACAGTCTCCACAGAGACCCCTTGCAGGGACCACAGCTGATGAGTGAACTGCTCGAAGTCCAGAGTGTCAGAGGCGAACCTGCAGATCCAGGCATAGCTGAAGTCTGCAGACACCACTGCCCCCAGAGGAGGTGCAGACGGCAGATGGATGACGTTCGGGAGAGTGTGGGACCAGTTCGCCACCGGAACTCCGTCAAGCCTGACTCCCCTGAGGAACGTCAGGTACGGAACTGTCTCAGTGAACCCGAGGAGAGTGCGCACAGCTGGCCACGAGGTGGAGACACCGTCACCAATCCCGATAGGCTGGTCCAGAGCGATGTTGTTGGCTGGGTCTCTGTCAGTGAACGCGAACACCCCAGCCTGTCCAAGCATGCGAGAGAAGAAGTCCTGCATCATCTGCTGGGATCGTGCGTACACACCAGTGTGCAGATGAGACGAGGACAGCCCATCGTACCCGAACGAGAATCTGTACATCGGCATGGAGTACTTCGGTGAGCGAACTGTCCTCCCGGACACGTGCGAGGACACGCGTGTGGAGAATACCGGCGTTCTCGTCACCCAGCTGAGTCCTGGAAGATCAGGGAACGCGGCCAGAGGCAGCATGGCACTCTCGCTCAGACAGAGGCAGCAGTGGTGGAGTTCCTCCACACACGACCATCGAACACGACAGTAACCCCGAGAGTGCTGTCGTAGAACGAGTGACCGACACGAGGTGTCGCAGGACGCTCGGCGGTGGTCCCGCTTCCGCCACTGGAGGACTTGATCCAGCCGTTGGACTCGAGCATGTCAGCGTCGAACTCTGGCACACCAGAGACGCTCACTCCAGCCGCAGCAGAGTACGTGCGATTGAAGACTTTCGTGGTAGCTCCTCCAGCAGGAGGCAGCATTCTGTACATTCTCATCACTGATCCTTCCTGAGACCGTCAGTCTGCTTCCTGTAGAAGTCGATGATGGCAGTGCCGTCCCCGATGTCAATCTTCAGCTCTGTTATGGCCCACACCAGAGCATCGACCCTGTCAGGAGAGTACTGCATCATCTTCACGTCGAAGTCTCTCGTGAACTGTGACATCTGGTCTTCGAGAGCAGGAAACGACCCAAGATGGTGAACCCTGCCCTGCTCGTACAGAGCAGAGACTGGCTCAGCTCTCGTGACCTTCCCCTTTGAGGCATGAACTGCCTTGTACGGAATGTTGGGATCGACCATTCTGAGGGTCGTCTCCACCATGTCGCCACCCTGGTTCACTTCAGCCACTATGCGATCTGCGCTCCACTTTCTGTAGAGAGACACAGCTTTCAGGGCCCAGGCAGTCGGGGAGAGTCTGTCAGTGGCGTCCTCGAGGACTATGACATGGTCATCTGTGGCCCTGATCCCGGCAACGATGATACCAGTCTCGTCCGAGCCGTCCTCTGACGTGACAGCAGGATCGATGGCCACCACAACTCGAGAGAACATGGAGAGATCAGGAAGTCCCCCAGGATGACGAAGCTGAGCTGCCTCTATCATCTCTCTTGTCCACAGAGCTCCTGGGGTGTCCATAAGGATCTCTGCGTCGAGCTCCTGTCGCCCGAGTCTCGTCCCCTCGTACTTCCTGCGAACCTGAGCCAGAAAGCTGGCTGCGAGATTGTCTGAGTTGTCCAGTGTGCGACCTCGTGTCACGTAGACAGTGGGATCGTTGACCATCTCTCGGACAATCTTGATGGGTCTCGGAGTGGTCGTGAAGATCTGCCTGGGCCGACGACCAAGTCGTAGACCGAACTGCAGATTGTCAAAGGTCTCCTGAGCATATCGCCATTTGGCAAGCTCGTCACCCCAGGCAAAGTCGAACTGTGGGCCGCGAAGCTGGTCCGGCTCAACAGCGTTGAACGTGAAGGCCATCGCACCATTTGGCCAGGTGAGTCGTCGCTTGGACGGCTCGTATGTTGGCCGGAACCAGGGAGGAGAGCAAGCCAGGATACCAGAGTCGCCCTCCACAATGACGTCACGAGCGTCAGCTGCAGTCTCTGCAATAAGAGCAATTCGTCCAGCTCTGGCATGGTAGACCTCATCGATGAGAGCCTGAGAGCCAACGCGTGTCTTGCCCCAGCCGCGACCGGCCAGAGCGAGCCATGTAACGATGGGGCTTGATGTGTCGAGTAGAGCGTCCGGCATCTTCTGGTCGTGACGTGCCCAGAAGTTCCAGTCGAACATGAGGACTGCAGCCTCCTCGTCAGAGAGGGAGGCGAAGAAGTTGCTACGCGCAGCAGCCGGGAGTTTGCGAAGCGTGGCTGCTGTGATCATAGCATCCTCTGTTAGTCGTCGGAGGTCTCTCCGGGCTGAAGCTCGTGGACTTCGATGTCACGACCGTTCCAGACATGAAACGTCTGCTTCGTGTTCGCGGGCACGACCTGGGTGGTCTTGCTCTGCGTCATGCCGTCCGGAGACTGGTCGATGAGGGTGACTCGCACAGGCCAGCCTGCGTGAGCGTCAACAGTGACAGCTGTGGTCATTCTGCGGTTCCTTCGGCGATGGCAGAGGCTGCGGCGAACTTGGCCTCGAGAGAAGACTTGGCCCCGACCACGTCGATACCGACCTGACCGCTGACCTCGCGCTTGTCTCCGTAGACCTCTCTGCGGCGACCCTTGAGGAGGAACTGCATGAGACCATCGCTGTAGCGACGAACCTGGAGGATCTCGCCAGGATTAGCTGGGTCCATGACGACCTTGCCGCCGGAGACCACTGGCTCGAGAACACCATTGCGAGCTCGGCGAATGGCCTCCTTCTCGAGAGTGTCAGTGACCTGAGCCTCTGCGTCTGAGTATGCCTCGTCGAACTCCTTGTCCTCTGCACGCCACTTGCGCACTGTCGGAGGGGTGACACCGATCTGCTGGCAGATCTCGGAGACGAAGAGTCCTGAGGCTATCAGCTCGACGATCTGGAGCTTGTACTCAGGGATCTTGGCGAGACGCTCGTCGCTCCAGCGGCCAGGACCACCCTTGGCATTCTCTGCGTACGGTGATTGATCGGCCACAAGCGAAATCTCCTCATTATACGTATCTTAACCCCTTTTACGGAAAATCACAAGCTAAAAAAAGCGGTCTAGCCTACTTTTTCCTTCTGCTCTCTGCCTCTCTGGCCACAAACTCGGCTGTCTGGCACACAGTGAACGTCTCCTTTCTGTAGAAGGCGGTCGCACTCCGCTCGAAGTCGTCCTTGATCGACTGCAGGTCTCTTCCAGGCATCACTGCCGCGATCGAGGTCCAGGTCTTCATCGAAGAGCAGATCTCCATGAAGGACTGATCTCTTCTCCCTCCGAACCGCCACAGTGCCGTACACAGAGTGCTTGCAACTATCACTCTGTCCTCGAGCCCAGTTCTGCGAGTGTACGTTCTCGACTCCTGTCCCCACGCAGTTCTGACTCTGTAGGCAACCTCCTCCATCGTCTCACCGGAGTAGCTGAGAGCTCTGAGGGAGTTGATGTCCTCTGCTATCTGCAGAGCTGTGAGAAGATCTGTTCTGGACATCATGGACCCAAGAGACGACTGCGAGAGCCGAGGTCCAGGGAACTTCACTCCCTTGGTGTCCTCGTGACGAACTATCCCGAGACTCCATCTGAGTAGCGATCTGACAAGCTCAGCGCACGGATTCATTGTCGTATCTCCTCTCGGAACTAGGATAGCCGGGGAGGAGGGTGCACACAATCCTTCGAGCGCCCATGTATACGTGCATGAGAGGGATGGTTCGAGCTCTGTGATTACCATCGTGCTCCCCGAATATTTCAGAGGAGAAAATATTGGATCACGCCGTGTTATTACATCAGCGGCCTCTTCCGATAGGGCTAACTCCCTGTAAACACTGACTATTATTGGTTTATCGGATTATTGGCCGAAAAAATTCACAGCCGGAGAAAAAATTCTTACCTGCGCGCGGATATAGGCGCGCGCGAGGGCTGCAGCTGTAACACTCTGTAAACGCTAGAGAATCAGTCCGCAACAGAGGGGTTAGAGGCTAATAGTGATGTAATAGGGTTTAGTGGTCCGATAGCAGCTCTGCACAGCATGCGAGGCTCGGGTCGCGGCGCTCTCGGCCCACTACCCTAGGTCGAAGTGATCGTGGACTTTGATGTCAAGATTCAGCCTCAGAGTGCCCTAGCCGCAACCCTCTCCCATCCTCACAGGAGCCCTAGCCGCAACCCTCTCCCATCCTCACAGGAGCCCTAGCCGCAACCCTCTCCCATCCTCACAGGAGCCCTCCCGCCCCGCCCCGGTATAGCCCTAGCGCCCGCCCCTACTCCGTCGGTCCCTCACCCTCCCAGAGCCCTCCCAGCCTTATACCACGGGCCTATACGCGCGGGGCGCGCCCTCCCGCCGCCCTCCCCGTATCACCGACCGACCGACCACCACCGTGTTCACGGTTTTGGGGCGGTTACGGAGGGTGGTAGTATAGGCAAGTATTCGCTAGTATAGATTATAGTATTACTAATATAGCATAAACAAAGGCTTAGTAGAGCCGTAGTATACCGCAAGTAATACGAGGCATTGGCAGTATACTTAGAAAATCTATACTGAATAGGTAGTAATGGCGATTCCCGCTAGAGTATAGAAGTTTTTCGGAAAAAATAGCGCCTAGCGCCTAGCGGCCGTATTTTCGCCACAATCCGGCGTATTATTGGTAATCGGCAATCACGCCTATATGGAGATTCCGCTATGGCCAAGCCCGACGCTACCGCTACCGCTACCGCTACCGCTACCGCCCCGGCGCTTCCCGCCGTCCCGGGACTCCGGGCGCATCCCGGCGCGGTAGCGCCTCGCAATCCACGCGCCTATACCGGCGGCGCGCCGCTTACCGTGACCATCTCGGCAGTTACGCCGAATCCTAAAAAGCCGGGAAGCGCGGCGCACGCGCGGTATGCGAGATACCCCGAAGCGCCGTTTACCCTGCAACAGGCGCTGGCCGTCGAGGGCGGCCCGAGGCGCGACGACTTCCTTTACGACTTGAGGATGGGTTTCCTCTTGGTCGGCTAACGCCGGCCAGCGCCGCCTAGCGCCGCCGGCGCTAGGCTACCACTCTCACCGAGGGTTACTGCTATGTTCCACCTTCCCAAAGCCTCGCCCGCCTACACGAACCCTCGCGCCGTCGACGTGCGCCGCTATACCGGGCGCCCGCAATACCGCGCATACGTGCGCGCCGCGCGGCGTGCGGCGGTCCTCGCGTGGTGCGCCCGCGCCGGCTTGCTCCGTGACTAGCCGCTAGCGGCTAGCGGCCGGCTGCCCTCGCGCCTGCCCGGTTCGCCCGGTCGGGCTTTTTGTCGTCTGCGCTCGGTCGCTCGGTCGTCTGCGCTCGGTCGCTCGGTCGTCTGCGCTCGGTCGTCTGCGCTCCTTCGTCGGAGCACGGTCGCTGGCGCCTTCGTCGGAGCACGGTCGCAGAAGGTAAATAGCGCTAGGCGCACACTATGATACTCTACCACTAGCTAGTCCGGCTATTGGCGGCTAGCCTAACTCGGAGACTAACGTCATGGTTAAGATGTCCGATGAGGAGATCAAGAAGCTGTTCGAGCATACTCTCTCCGATCTGGTGATCTCGCTCAGCCGCCCCGTGGTGACCGAGGACATCTCGGTGGAAGACTTTGCCTACGCCACCTTCAGGGTGCAGGAGGCACGATGCAACTTCGAAAATGCGCTTCTTCTTTATGCCCAGGTGTTTCATCGGCTCAGCTGAGCCACCAGCAGGAGAGATTCAATGATCACGTTCGAGGAAGATATTCCGCTCCCCGCATCCCGCAATCAGGGAGCTCCCGGAGCTGACGAGATCGGCCAGGCCATCATGTCCCTGAAGGAGGGACAGTCGTTCTTTGCTCCTGCCTCTGTCGGAAACTGTACTGCCTCGGTCCTTCAGCGAAGGATCAACGTGCGGTCGGTCAAGCTCCGGCAGGCTGGTCGTATCGACTTCTTTCTGATCACCACCCAGACCTCGAAGGAGGTCGATGGGAAGATGGTCGATGGAGTTCGTGTGTGGCGACGGCCGACTGAGGTCGACTGATCCCCGGAATCTGCTGCTCAAACAAAGATGGAGAGACCAATGTCCAATGCGAGCAAGATCTTCCCGTCCTTCTCTGCTGCTCTTGACTCGGTAATCGCCGACACTCACACGCAAAATGGTGAACCCATGCCCCGCAATACCGTCTATGACCGTCTCGGCTACACCCGCCTCTGCGCCGGCGAGGGCTTGCGTCCCGTGCTGCGCTACGCCCGCGTGTCACCCGTCAGTGTCGTGACTATAGGTTATTCCGACGCCGCCTTCACGAAAGGCCGCTATTCCGTTGTGTTCTATTTCGACGACGGCGCGACATGCGAAACGTTCTGGCAGGACTGGCGCGTCCTGTTCGATTGGCTCGCGGCGCGGCGGTCATGGTCTGTGGAGCGCGTGACGCGCAAGACCAACGCCCCCGCCATCCCCTACACTGACGCCGGCCTCGCGCGCCTCCGCGCCAAGGGGACCGTGACGACGGGCTTTGCCGCCTGACGTTTCGCGACTGCGCCACGGAACGCGCAACGGTGTTCCAGACAGCAGCGGCGGCTATGCAATCCGCGTGAACTGACGCGAGCTTCTGACGTGGTGCATCCGTGTGGTGCATCACTGTGGACGCTCACGCGACCACCTAGCGCCGACACTCGCTAGGCCACTCACACACACGGGACCAATCGTCATGACCAAGCATGCCGCCGTACGCACCGGCCAGTTTGTCGCTACGCGAGACATCATGGACGCCGCCGAGCGCGCGAATGTGGTGCGCGTCTACGATCCAACCACCTCAAAAAGCCGCCTCCTCGTAGAGTTTTTGCTCCAATGCCGGCGGCAAGGCATCGTCGCCGAGCGCGTGTATGACGCGGCGCACGGCCGCCGCTATATGCTGTTCCTGTACCGGGACGCCGCCGGCCGCCGCGCGTGCTGGGATTGCGTTGTGCAGGAGGGCTAGCCACTCAGGCGAGCCTCTGACGTGGTGCCAGAACGTGCTATCTGGCACCACCATCGGCTATACTTCCGGGAGCATAGCAGGAGTACGATCATGACTGTGTGGATCATTGACACTGCCGGAAACTCCGCGTCGGCGGACTACTGGGGTTCCGAGGATGCAGCTCGTGCCTCGCTCGCTACCAACACGAGCTGCGTGGGCTGCAAGAACTGCACGAACTGCAAGAGCTGCACGAGCTGCACGAACTGCTGGAGCTGCACGAGCTGCACGAGCTGCACGATGTGCACGGACTGCAAGAACTGCACGAACTGCAAGAGCTGCACGAGCTGCACGATGTGCACGGACTGCAAGAACTGCACGAACTGCAAGAGCTGCACGAACTGCAAGAACTGCACGAACTGCAAGAGCTGCACGATGTGCACGAGCTGCGCGAGCTGTAAGAGATGCAAGAACTGCGAGGACTGCAAGGACTGCATAATGAGCGAAGTCTGCGAAGACTGTGAGTTCTGTCTGAACTGTACGAACTGTCGCAGCTGTCTGCACTGCTTCAGCATCGTGCACTGTGTGCAGTCGCTCGTGCTCGGGCCGATGCGCAGCGATGGCTGCCAGTTCGTCGTGTCGGTGTCGGGCACCATCCATGCGGGACGTCTGGTGTTCGCCAGCTTCAAGGACGCACGACTCCACTACGAGGATCACCGCAACGAACCGAGTTTCGGAGACGAGTCAGTGCGCATTCTCAACTTCCTGGAAGTCGAGTACAAGATCCGAAGCGCCAGCACGGTCTGACACACTCAAGCAGTGCTCCCTGCGACTGCGAGAGATCCAGGAACTATCCTGGATCTCTCTACGATCACAAGCATGTGGATACTGCCTATGTAACCGAGCTCGATAGCATCATGAGAGGAAACTGAAGCATGATCACCACCACGCTCAACCGCATTCACGCCCATGGACCGTGCCGCTCCGGATGGGAAAAGCTCCTTATCGGTCTCGGGAAGACAGTCGCCGATAATGAGCCGCTGCCCTACGCGCGCATCGTCGAGATCAATGGAATTTACGATGCGCTATGGTGCTGCCGTGCTGAGCCGCAGCACGCCGCCGTGTGGCGACTGTTCGCCGTCTGGTGTGCGCGCCAAGTCCAGCACCTGATGACCGATCCCCGCAGTGTGGTGGCGCTCGACGTGGCTGAACGCCACGCGCGAGGGAAAGCGACAGACATGGAGTTGGACGCCGCAAGGGCCGCCGCACGGGACGCCGCAGGTGCCGCCGCAAGGGCCGCCGCATGGACCGCCACATGGGCCGCATGGGCCGCCGCACGGGGCGCCGCAGGGGCCGCATGGGCCGCCGAAGAGGCCGCAGGGGCCGCCGCATGGGCCGCCGCAGGGGACGCTGCTTGCGCGACGCAGACGGCTGAGTTCATCCGCATCGTGACGGAGAGATGAGATTCTGCAGATTGTTCCTCACAATCACTCTGGGAGACAGACATGGAGTATACATTCAGAATTAGCACGCTGCTATTCGACTCTCTGAAGGATGCTGTCACCGAGTGCTCAACAGTCAGATCGGAGAGCACTGGTAAGGCGCAGCATGATCTGACAGAGGGCATGAGGAAGTGGATGTGCTACGATACTCTTGTCAGACTCGCGGAGCAGCTCTCCGGCTCCTCTGGCTGGGTGACGTACGACATGTCTGACATGGCTCAGCAGAGAAGGTCCATTCCTGAGAGAGGAATTCACGCGATCGTGACTCACGAGATGAACCAGAGCGAGCACGTGTATCTGCCGATCGGCGAGTACTCTGTCGGTCTCACTGTCGGTATCATGAACGTCGACAGTCGACTCTTCGTCAGAGTTCGCTATCACAATGATCTCTTCGACTGTGCCCTGATCTGCTACGGTGATCATGAGTACACCATGGAGAGCATCATCTCCATCATGGACAGTCTGGTTCCTGGACAGGGAGACAGAGAATGATCGATCGCATCATCTTTGCAGGAGTCATGCTCCTCATCATCTGGGCCATGCTCCACAGAGTCATGGACGAGGACGCAATGATCAAGTGTCAGTCTCTGCACTCTCGGGACGTCTGTCTTCATCTGCTTAGCCGCTAGCTAAGCCCTTTACTAGGGCGCGCTTTAGGCGTAGTATAGGCCCTAGTAGGCGCTTTACCGGGGCGCGGCCTAGTATAGGCCCGCGCCCCTAGCTAGGGGATAGCTGATGGCGATATTCTACGATGACAATGCTGTGTCGACTGGTCGTCCTCCCAGTCTGGCGAGGATGAATCCCACCAGGATGTGGCTCAGCCACTTCAGCAACAGTCTGATCCTGATGGCTATCCAGCAGGCACCCAAGAATCTCTCGGAGAGACTTCAGGCGACCAAGGAGCTGTCGATCTGCGATCGTAAGCTGAGATTCTGGTCGAGGCAGGATGGCTTCGACCAGCGTGAGGCACTGCTTGGGGCAGATTCCCTCAAGAAGATGTGGAAGAGGAACTGAGGAGAGAACAATGTCCGTTGCACAGACGAAGGCCGCTCGCCGCAAGATGATCGCTCGGTACGGGGATCCCTCGAAGAGGGCACGCTCCGTTGCCTCTGCTCTCGAGGCTGAGCGTCGCAAGGCAGCTCGTGAGGCAGCCTACCACTCCCGCAGCTCCAAGAAGAAGAAGTGAGGAAGTCATGGCCATCTACAGAGTCGGGGTGAGGAGACGTCTGGTCGAGACGACCGTGGTCGAGATCGAGGCAGCATCGAAGGAGGAGGCGATCCGTCTCGCTGAGGCAGCGGACGATGATCGTACGAACGATGAAATGCTCTTCGAGAGGGCGGAGTGGGATCTCGAAACTGTCTCGTACGAGGCAGTCTTCGCGAGTAAGGTTGAGGGAGAGAATCTTCTCACCTTCGAGGTGAGCGTGGAGAGAGCAGTGACAGACAATGCCAAGATCATCGTCACTGCCAGGAGCATGGCTGATGCGGCCAGAATCATCGAGGCAGCAGAGGATCCGGACAGTGAGCATCGACACTATCTGATCGATGCGGACTGGGAGCTCAACAGCGAGGACTACACAGTGGAGTACTGCGACAAGCAGTGATCAGGTAAGACGGAGGAGAGATTCATGAAGTACGATGTCACGCTCACAGTGGACTCGAGCAGGCTCGCCACAGTTCTCGGTGCTCTTGGGGATGCAGTGTCAGACATCCGTGTCGAGCCCTGTCGTGAGGAGAGCCTCGTGCAGAAGCGCACACGAAACTACACACAGCCAAGAAAGGTCCATCAGGGAATGTCTGTGGCTCAGGTCATGATGGAGGTGATCGCTGCCAATTCCAACCTGGCGAAGATTCCTCGACGTGAGTTCGTAGAGGCGATGGATCGGATGGGCTACGCAGTGAGCGAGGTCTCTCCCTCTCTGAGCAAGCTCCGCAAGAGTGGAGTGATCGGCTTCGACTCGAAGTTCGTCTGGACGCTGGATCGTGGCACCACTATCTCCAAGAAGTGATCTTCCCATGTCAGCACTGTTCAGTCAGGCCACTCACCCTCTCCTGTTCGTCGCCGTCAGCTCAGCACTGACACTGAGCGGACACGAGATCCTGTCCCCCACGATAAGCGGAGGTCCGCTCAGCATGCACATGCGCGACAGCATTGAGAGATACCTGCAGACTCGAATAGTGATGGCCTCTCTCGATGTTCGGGAGGAGGTCATCAGGTGGTTCACTGGGAGTCCGAGAAGTGTGATTCCTGCGTTCAGCGATGCAATGGAGTGCAGAAATGGCCAGGATCCGTCAACTGATCTTCCACTTCTTCTCTACTCTGCGATCAACGGAGACCTGTGATGGGACAGATCACGATATTCACCTCCCCGCATCTGGCGATGACGATGGCCAGACAGCGGCTTGATGAACTCTGCTTCAGCATCAGTCAGATCACTGAGAGAGGAGACTCCCGCCTCAATGGCATGAGACGAGTTCAGAGTCTGGCAGCTGCTCTGCGGACACTGCGAGAGGTCAGCATTCCGATGATTCTCGACATCGCTGCCTCCGACAGAGCAGTGGTGTGCAAAGTGTGTCTGCACGTGAGAAAGATCTCGAGAGATCTCTCCAGGGCAGAGAAGAGAGACAACATCGTTCGTCTGATCACGGCGGCTGCGTCTGTCAAGATGGACAGAGATCCGATCGCAGAGATGTGCTTCATCGATCACGTCGATCAGGCAGTCGCTGCTCTGAAGTCTGTTGAGTTTCCCAGGCTCATGTAACAGCCTGGGGAGGTCTGTCACACGACAGACCCGGTTTCGTCAGCAAGCAGGAGAGTAACATGGACAGTGATGTGGACAGCAGCTACTCGTCGACCAGCAACAACACCTCGTCGACCAGTTCCGACACGACCAATCTGAGCAGCTACAAGGAGACTGCTATGGAAGATGCCAGCGAGATCATGGTCTATGAGAGCCAGCTTCTCAAACTGAACGATGAGCAGATCACTCAGCTCTGGGATGCCTGCTAATGCAGAGGACGTGCGGGCGGGTCTGATGACGAGGATCAACACTGTCGAACTGGTGGATCTCATCGTCGCGTGCGGATCTCTGGCCGACGGCAGCATCATCGAGACTCTGATGGGTCAGCCGATGACCAGGAAGATGCCGGATCGTCAGAGTGCACCTCACACTCGCCCGAACGGCTCTCGGTCGATTGCGCCCCGCACTGCTTCGGCGAGCGGACCTCGTATCCCCGCC